ACAAGTTACATGTCCTCATAAACCTGGTTTGTGATAATTTGTAAAGGAGTGCTCCTTAATACGAATATCATAAAAATAGTCTTTAACAAGACTATCTAGAAATAGCAGGTTTTAAGTAACGGTCACATTAAAAAAGGTAAAAATATAATTTCAAAATTAATGGAATTACTGCCAGAATTTGAATTCAAACAATTAGATGTCAAACCATTTATAAATGAATCTATTGATGATTTTAATCATAGAAAACAAAAAATATATCTTGATTGTGATATATTTTTACAATTATCGAATAGTGAAGGTAATTCTTATGCAACATTAGATGCATTAATAAATGGTTTAGTTATAATATCAACAAATGTTGGTAGTTTTTATAAAGATGTTCAAGAAGATTGTTTTATAAAATTAGATTGGAAAAAATGTTACAATAATGATTATTGTTATATAATTGATAAAATAAAACAAGGTTGGGAATCAAAAGAAAAATTATCTGAAAATGGAAAAAATGGTATATTGAGAATTGTCGATTTTGCGATTGGAAAAAAAAAATGAATGATATAATTAATGATTTTTATTTTGAAAATTATGGCGATTGTCAATGATTATGTTATTGGAAATAAATAAACTATTTTTGATAATTACCTTAATCAAAAAAATTAAGAAATCTTACGTTAAAATAATTGTTATATATATATAAATAATAAATTTCTCATTAAATTTTTTAGTTAAAAAATTTATGTATATTAATTAAAAATATCTAACATATAAATTAATGATTAAATCAATAATCAAAAAAAATAATATTATTACAACAATTGAGTTTACATCAATAAAAGATTTATTAAATTTAGAATTTGAATATATTTATTTTAATACATGTATATCTGATGAAATAATGAAAAAATTAACATATCATGATTATTATTATTTTAATGGAAATGACAATAAAGCTATCTATGAATATAAAACATCAGAAATAATTTTTTCAAAATTTGTTATTGACAATTTTATAGATTGTATGAATAATAATTTACAGACTTATGGATATTGTTTATCAAATGAATCAAATCAATTTAGTATAACAAATGATTTTAATCATATTATATATGATTTCAAAATTAATAGTAATTTAATGGTAAATTATATTGACAAAAAAAATTTAATTATGAATGACAAATTTATAGATATTAAATTTACGAGTGAAATAATAACATCTTATGAACAATTATATAGATATGTTATTCTAGGGTATATTATAAAAAATGAATATATCGAAATAGAAAATACAGAAAATATAGAAAATATAGAAAATATAGTTCCATTTAATATATCTGATGAAATAATTGTTAAATATAATAAATTTTTCACTAATTATAAATTTATGGAACACATTCATATTACAAAACATATGGATTTAAATATATTATATGATAAAATGGATAATATTCATTTGCTAACTGAAAATAACAATGGATATACATTATATTATTATTCAAAAGATATGTGGCAAAAACCGATAATAACCGAAAAAATAATTTTTGATACATTTAAAAAAAATAATAATATTCCTGATAATTATTTAGCATTTCCATGGGCTACATTAATTGATGATATTAATACAACTGGTACAAGTGAATTATTATTTATAACTAAATTTAAATGTCCAAATACCAGTTTAATAACAACATGTCAACATATATATTATCGTGATTTATTACCATTATTTAAACAAATTGGTATAACAATATTATTTGTACCTCATCTTGAAAAATCAGATTATTTGATGCAAGAAAAATTTGGTATAATATTATATCCAATATCATTATATCCGTATAATAAATGCAATACCGAATTTAAAAATATTTCTGATAGAAAATATTTATTTTCATTTACTGGTGCACATGATAAATATATATATATATCTACAATTAGAAATAAATTATTAAATATTCCACAAAATGATAATTTTAATATACATATTAAAATAAATAATGAATGGTTTTATAATAAAAATGTATATTGTAACGAACAATTTAATGATCGCGAAAATGATAAACATATTGAATTTCAAAAATTATTATTAGATTCAAAATATTCATTATGTCCATCTGGTACAGGGTGTAATAGTATTCGATTTTATGAATCATTATCATATGGTTCTATTCCAATATTATTATCAGATGAAATTATATTACCTAAATTTATAGATTGGTCTAATTATATATTACAAATTGAAGAACATAACATAAACAATATTTATAAAATAATTGAACAAAATGATAAGATTGATTGTATGAGTAAAAAATGTGTTGAAATATTTTTAGAATATTTTGATTATGATAAATTTGACAAACAAATAATATGGCATATTCAAAATAAACCAGAATATTTTACGGAAACAAAAGCTAATTATTGGCTTTCTTATTATAATTATAATATTAATATACCTAGATTTAATTGGTCTATACGAAAATTTGATGAGAACTGTATTATACAAAATCAAATAAATGATACAATTATACTAAAAAAAAGATATGATTTAATATTTGATCATTTATTTTATATAAAAACATTAAAAGAAAATAATGTTATAATGTTTATAGATGATATAAATGAGTGGAATATAATGGTAAATATTTTAATTCACAAAAAAATATTTGAAAATCGAAAAAAATTAATAATATATACATATGGTGAAATTACAAAAATAATAAAATTATTTAATACACATATTTATATTTTATTTGATGATTTTCAAATGATTAATAATTTTTTATATATATATAGTATAAATGACATTAATTAATTTAATAGTTCAATATTTTAAAGTAAAATTTAGTTCAGATATAAAATACAAACAAAATGAAATAGATTATGTATTAAAACAAAATTGCAATAATAAATATATAAAAAATATATATTTGTTACTTGAAGATGATTATGAATTAGATTTTTTGACAAATCAAGAAAAAAATAAAATAACAAAAATACTTATTAGAAAAAGATTATCATATTATGATGCATTTAATTTTTATAATAAAAAATTATCTGGTACAATCACGATATTAGCAAATGCAGATATATATTTCGATGATTCATTATATATATTAGAACATATTAATTGGAATGTTAAACAAATTATTGCACCTACTAGATATGAACATAATATGGATTATGATAATAATTTATTATACGGTACATTTCAAAATTTAGCAATAAATTCACCTTGGTTAGCTGCATATGAAGAATCTGTTTATACACAGGATGTTTGGATTTGGTGTACAGATAAAATAAATATACCACAAAAAAATTGTGATTTTTATTTAGGTACTGTTGGTTGTGATAATTATATTGCATCGATATTTTGTAAATATAATTATATTATTATTGCATCTTCAAAATATATATGTTGTAATCATTACGATCATTTAAGTATAAATAAATCATCAAATATCAAAGGTAATGAATCATTTATTAGAGAAAAAAGAGTAGGAACATTTTCAGAATACGTATTTATTGATTCTGGAAATAAATTAATTGATAAATATGTTATAAATGCAACTAATTATAGTAAAAAAGTTAAAAGTTTAGATTCTGATATAAAATATGTTTTATACAATGATAACATATTACCATTATTTAATAAATTATCATCATTCCAAATTACTGCATCAAGTTCACCAAATATGCCTAAATTAAATGGTAAAATATATTGGGAACCAAAAAGTAATGATGTCCAAAAAGAAATAATAATTAAATATAATAATTTAATAAAAATTCCATATATTGATATACAAGGTCTACCTTATGATATGTATAATAATATACAAAATTGTTATGTAACTGAATTTGAAATTTACAAAAGTATTAATGGATTTAATTTTGATAAAGTTGATTCCGTATTTGAAGGTATAAATGTATCAAATTATAACTATATTAAAAGAATTTATTTTAATAATCCTATTTTGTGTTATGGATTGAAAATTAAAATATTAAAATATCATATTCGACCAGTAATTCGATTAGAAATATATTATTTTAAAAATTTTAGTTTATATGATATTGACAAAAAATCAACGGCGTTTAAAAATTTTGTATTTAATTGTAATTATTTAGATAAAAATAGACATATTTTAAAGTTTAATAATTTATTCAATGAAATATTATTAAAGACATTTAATACAAATATATTGAATCATCCAATATCGCTCAAATATCAATCAGATAATAAAATTTATGATGAATTTTTTTCATATAATCATATTGATAAAAATGAATTTTGGTACACATTTAAAAATTATTTATTTGAAAACAATTTTAATATTAAACAAAATATTCTTAGGGAAAATATCACACCTGGTATATGTTTATTTACATATATTATGAATCGACGTAGTAATTTAGAAAAATATTTTAATTCCTGGCTAAATAAATCAGTTAATCAAATAATAATATTAGATTGGTCAAGTAATGAAGATAATTATGATATTATCCAAAAAATAAATGATTCTAGAGTATTATATATAAAAGTTATTGGTGAAAAAACATTTATCAGAACATATGCACAAAATCTAGCAGCTAAATTTTGCAAATATGATAAAATTTTAAAATTAGATTCTGATATATCACTATCAGATGATTTTTTTATAAAAAATACTATTGTACCTGGTGAATTTATAGTTGGTAATTATATGTGTGCTAGAAATGAAAATGAAAAATATACACATGGAAACGTATATTTGTATTTAAATGATTTTTTTAAAATCGGTGGATACAATGAACTAATAACAACATATGGTAATGATGATTCAGATTTTTCATTTCGTTTACAATTACTAGCAGGATTAAATGAAAAAATTTTCGATTTAGATACTATGTATCATAATCCTCATACAAATGAAATTAGAAAAAAAAATATGTTAGGAGTATATAATACATATGTTGAAATATTCAAACATAGATATTATATGGATAATATACCGTTATGGACAAGATATTTTAAACAAAATCAATTCATTATAGAAAAAAAATATGACAATTATTATGAATGCAAAAGAACAACGCAATTTATTTATAAATTTTCTCAATTTATTGATTTATGTGAATTAGATGCGATAAATTTAGTATATGAATGGTTTTCTAATTTGCCAAATTGGAAACTAACCAACGATATTAAATATAAAAAACTGTTTTTGAGTAAAATTTAACGTGTTATTGGTTTCAAATTGATTTTTTTCATCAATTCAATTAATTTGTTATTTAATTTTATTTCAACATACGTAATTTCTCCATTGTCAAATTTTAATGAAGAAATAAAATTATATAAATGTGTATCATTATTTTTATTTAAATATGTCCATGGTAATATTACAATATTATTTAAATTAATATATTTTTTTTCCTCTATTGTTAAATTATAATCTAATATGTATGAATTATTTGTACATATTATATAATTTGTATATATATATTGTACAGAATTATTCATATTTCTCCCTAATCCTAATATGTCATCATACTCTTTTGTAAAAAAAATATTTTTTTTTGACATTTTTTTCTCATTTTCATTTTCATTTTCATTCTCATTTTCATTTTCATTCTCATTTTCATTCTCATTTTCATTCTCATTTTCATTCTCATTTTCATTCTCATTTTCATTTTCATTTTCATTTTCATTTTCATTATTACTAATATTATTATAATTACTGATATTAGTGTCATTAATATAAATATTAGTAGTATTATTTTTTTTTAGTAATAATAATTTATCAATTAGCCTTTGTTTATTTGTGATCATATGATATATGATATTATTATATATAATAATATAATATTATATTATTATATATAATAATATTATATTATTATATATAATAATATAATATTATTATATATAACTTTTATAAATAAAAATATATGCTGTTGCTAAAAACATGGACAAATATTTTTACTCATATCAAATAATATTTTTTTTGTCCAAATAATGATCCATAAAAACTATATCCAGACCAATTATAATTGAACACATTATTTGCATTCATTATCATAATAAAATCATCAAATATGTCAATTAAATCTTGTTCTTTATTTGCATCATTTAAATGTATACTTTTTGTTTTTGTTTTTGTTTTTGTTTCTGTATTTATATAGAATATATTGTATTTTATTTTATCAATTATTTGTTTTTTAACAATATCTACCAAATGTTTATTATCTCCCAATAAAATTAAATTTTTGGATTTTACTATATTTATATCATTTAATATCATAATTATTCTATCATATTTTATATCTATATTATTACCAGAATAATATAAATATTTATCACCAAATCTAATATGTAATACATCATAATTGTACTCATTTATTTCTGCATTAAATTTAATATATGTAAAATTAATAAAATCATTAATATTCCATTTTATATCAATTTCATTAAATGATTTTATTTTTTTATCAAAAACATTATAAAATATAAAAAAAGGATCTAAATTTGTCATAATATATATTTTTTTATCTGATTCAATATTTAATTGTTTAATGAAACGAATAAATGAAGATCTTGACATATTTTGAACAAATTTATAAATTTTACCATTTATTATATTATCATCTAAAAATTCACACTTAACATATTTTTTAAATCCTATATTATTTACCAAAGTAGTATTTATTGTAAATTTTATATTTTTTATTTTTGCAATTTCATTACATGTTATTATTCCTTTGAAATTATCAGCTAATCCATATAATGATGTAATAACATATATTAATTCTAACATTTATTATGATATATAATATATATCATAACATCATAAAAATAAATGTTATAAAAAATTGTACTCATGATTTTTAAATGTTATTACTTAATAAGCATTCAAAAAAAATATATAAAAACATAAAAAAATAAAAATTTGATATATCAATATAATATTATTTTTTTATAGTTTATAAATATATGAATAATATTAACAACAATAAAAGTTTATTTTTGTATTTGGGATTAGCAGTTATAATATATTTTTTATTTTTCAATAATTCAAAAGAACATTTTTCTGATTCAACTTTACCAGTTAATTGGAAACAAATCGCAGAATCTCAATGTAATTATCTAAAAAACGAAATTAAAAAAATTGATGAACTTCTTTTATCTTGTACAAATAAAAATAATTTAGATAATCATTTATTAATTAATAATCGTATGACATGTAGAGATGGTAATGATATGAGTATTAACTTATCTAGAGAACAACAACATTGGTGTAATTCTGCACAAGGATTACCATCAAAAGATGCAATTTTTATGAATGCACAAGGAACACCTGATAAAATAGATTCACATAACATTAATTTATCATTTATAAATAATAAAAATATTAATGAATATTTAGAAAAAAATAGTACAGTTGTTAAACCAGAAGACGAAAAATATAAATATATTAATTCAATAGGTATTGTTGGTTTTAGTGGTGATATTGACACAAGATATGCATCTATACAATAAATAAAAGTATATTTATTGGTTGAAATTATATTTTTTATTGTTAAAATAAATATAATTCTAAATATTAAACTACATACTCTATAATGTCAATAATAAAATTTCCAGATAAAAATATTACTTTATATAACCAAAAGAATTAAGAAAATAGACTATAATATGATGAACATAAAAGTTAAAATAAATTAATCTAAAAAGGTAAAATTTGTATTTTTGTTCAAAAAGTGTATATTTTTAAAAAACA